CAACAAAAGATAGAGTTGTTATTAGCAGCGTAGAATTTAAAATTATTCAAATCGTGACGAATGAGCAAAATAATACACCTGTAAGTTTTGATCTTATCTTGAGGTAACTATGACCAGACAAATCAGAATAGATCAGATCCCAGACGTAATGGAAGAGGCTGTAATTGATCTTGTTGCTGCAACTACCCTTGAATGGACTAGAAGAGTTAAGAAGGCCACACCAGTTGATACTGGTAGGCTACGAAACTCATGGCAGACAGAAATCAAACCTACTACTGGAACAATAATAAATAACTTACCTTATGCAGAACCAGTCTGCTATGGCACAAATTTGCCACCATCTTGGAATAATACTTTTAGAACAAAACAGAAAACAGTTAAAGGTTTTCCAGAACTAATTGGGAAAGAACTACAAAAATGGGCAGATGATGAATATAACAAAATCAGACGGAGGATATAAATGGCTGCTACAGATTTAAATACAGTTAGATCCACAATAGAGGCTAGGTTAGCCACAGAGTTGGCCTCAAGCCCAGCGATTCCTGTTGTATTCAACAACATGGCTTTTGACTCTATAGCAGAAGATACCTTTGTACAGTGCGTTACAAGCTTTGGTACTGGTAGTTATTTAACTATGGGAGGGTCTGCTAACTCAACGAATAGTGTCGTAGGTTTAATTCTTTTGAATATTTTTACAGAGGAGGGGATTGGTTCGGGTGCAAACTTTGTAATTGGCAAACGACTGCGTGACCTTTACAATAATATTACAGTTTCCAATGTTATTTTTGATTCACCTATTGGCCCTGAGATTTTAGCCTCAAGTCCAGAAGGTAAGTTTCAAACTCAATTAAGAATAACCTTTGAAATATATGAGGATCTTTAATCATGCCAAAGCTTGAAATTACAGAAGAAATGCTTGACGCTATCGAAGCGGTAAAAGGCAGAAGAGAAGCAAATTACTGGGATAATAAGTGCAAAAGATATATGGAGAGTCAACAAAATTCTAAGAAAGATGTAAAAACTACCGAAAAGAGTTAATATATTTATAAATATTTCTTTTTTTTGTTATGGCTGTAAAAGGTGATGTAGGCAAACTAATGTTTGAGAACGCTGGCGGCACAGAAGCCAATATAGGCGAACTTAGATCATGGTCATTATCTGTCTCTAAAGATACACAAGAAACAACCGCAATGGGAGCAACTTCAAAGACTTTTATAGGTGGTTTAATCAGTGGCGAAGGTTCAGCAGAACTTTTGTATGATGCTAGTGGAAACTCAGACTATCAAGCTTTTATTGATGATGTACTCACAACAGGTGATGCTGGTGACGCATTATTTGAATTGTTCCCTGATTCAGCCGCAGCTTCCAAAAAGATAGGATTCGCTGGAATAATTACAGGTGCTGAATATGGTGCAACGCTTGGAGAAATTCAAGTAGTGAACATTTCATTTATCACAAATGGTGCAATAACTTCAGCTATATAGTAAATTTAAAATACTTCGCACTTAATTTATGCCAGCACAAAGAACACTTGATACGTTAAAGGCCGCTTTTGATCTAAACCAGAGGCGAAAATTTGACGTAAAGGATGATAATGGTAACGTAGTTGTTTCTCTGTACTTTAAAGCCATAACAAGATCAGATAGAACAAGAGCTACACAAAGGGCTGGAAGTGATGATGCTTTGGTTGTTTCAACTCATATGCTTTGTCAGTTAGCAGAGTTAGAAGATGGAACAAAAGCTTTTCACCCTTCGGACTTCGGTAATTTACAAACAGAACTACCAGAAAATGTTTTGAATGAAATCGAAATGTTTTTATTCGGTGTAAATCCAAACGTAACAGTTGAAGCCGCAAAGGAAGCTTAAAGGGGGATAACTACTTATACTTTGAGTTTTTCCTTGCAACAGAACTAGGTAAGACAGTTAGTGAATTAAGAACACAACTTACTGAAGAAGAATTGATATTTTTTGCTGCATATTATGAATTAAAGTATGATAGAGAAAAGAAACAGGCAGATGCACTTAAACGCAAAGCCAAGTATAGTTAAAGGAGTTATTGTTTAGTCGTGGCAGTCTCTAATGTAGAACTAAGAGTTAATGCCACACAAGCTGTCACAGCGTTAAGAAAGGTTGATACACAGGCAAAGAAATTTAATCAAACTGTAAGTGGAACTGGAAGTAAACTAAAAGATACAAATTTAGGTTTAAGAGTATTACCTAAGGGATTTTTTGGGGCGGCAAAAGGAGCAAGTGCAGCTTCGTTATCTTTTAAAGCTGCTGCTGCTAGTCTTGCAACTTTATTAGGCCCTATCACTGCTGGTATAACATTAGTTGCTGCATTTGGTAAAGTATTTCAAACTGTCGCTGCTCAAGATTTTGCTTCTGCAAAAATTAAAACTCTTGGTGTTAATGCTGATGCTTTAGTTCCTAAACTTTCTACTTTATCGAATGAACTAAGTGGTCAAGTTTCACAACTTGAATTGTTACAGGCTTCTTATGATGTAGCCTCTGCTGGTTTTGGTGAGACTGCTGAATTAGTAGATGTTTTAAAAGCATCGCAGTTAGGTGCGACTGGTGGATTTTCTGATCTTGCCACTGTTACTGATGCAACTACTTCTGTCCTTAATGCTTATGGTCTGGAGTCAGACAAGGCAGCAAAGATAGTTGATGGATTCGTACAGACTCAGAATGATGGTAAAATTGTTGTTGAACAATATGCACAGCAGATAGGTCGTCTTGCACCTATAGCGGCTGGTGCTGGTGTTGGTATAGATGAACTTAATGCGGCAATATCTAGTGTCACTGCAACTGGTGTTCCTGTTGAATCTACCTTTGCTGGACTACGACAAGTTATTGCTGCGATACAAAAGCCAACAGGTGAAGCTGCGAAAGCTGCTAAAAAGTTAGGTATAGACTTTAGTGCTTCTGCACTTAAATCAAAAGGTCTGGGTGGTGTTTTACAGGAAGTGGTCGATAAAGGTGGAGCTAGTGAAGAAACACTTGCTTTGTTATTCGGATCTGTTGAAGCAAGAACGGCAGTTTTACCTTTATTAAACGATCAACTTGTATCTTTCAATAAGAACCTAGAAAATCAGGCAAATGCACAAGGCACAGCCGCAGATGCAGCAACAACTTCTTCAAACACAATTCAAGGACAACTCACAAGACTTGGTAGTGCATTTACAAACTTGGCTGGAGAAGGTTCTGAGTTTGGTGCAATTATCAGAGAAACTCTTAAAGTTACTGCTGTGACTGTTGAAGCTTTAGCTATTGCGGTCAAATTAGCAATTTTACCTTTTAGACAATTCTTTGCTGTGATTAGTGGAGTTGGACAAGCTATTGCACAGGAAATAGGTGTAGATGCTATTAATGTTGTTCAAGGTCTTGAAAATGGTTGGATTGCTGTCAAAGAAGCTGTTACTACGTTTACAGAAAGTGTTGTTCAAGCTTCTGTTGTTGCAGGGAGATCAATAGGAAAAATAGTTAGTATGTTCATCAAAGCTTTTCAAGCAATAGCAAAGTTTATTGATGAGAACCCAGTTGCCCAATTTATTCTCAAGTTTTCTGGAATAAGTCTAGTACAAACTAAAATAAACGAATTAACAACATCTTTTGGACAAAAAGTTGAAGAAAATGCAGAAAAAACAGATAAATTAAAAAAGAAAATTGAAGAAACAAAAACTGAAACAGCCAAGCTAAATGATGCGTTTGCAAAAATTGGCGATACGCTTGCAACAGGTGTATCTGATGCTTTAGTTGGTGTTGTAAATGGCACTAAATCGCTTGCAGATGCCGCTAAGAACTTGCTAGGTGATATTGCTAATCAGTTTTTAAGGCTTGGTATAAATACACTTTTATTCTCTGCGTTTGGTGGAGCAACAGGATTATTTAAAAACTTACCTACATTTGCTGATGGAGGTAGGCCGCCAGTAGGCAGACCATCAATAGTAGGAGAAAGAGGCCCAGAACTTTTTGTTCCTTCTACTGCTGGAACTGTTATACCAAATAACAAAATGGGTGGAACTACAAATAATATTGTTGTTAATGTAGATGTTAATGGTGGGGCAAGTGTTGATGCTGATGAAAACAACAGCAAACAATTTGGACTTGCTCTTGCGTCTGCTATTCAAGCAGAGATAATAAATCAAAAACGTGCTGGAGGTTTACTTTCATAATGGCTACTTTTCCTTCAATAACTCCAAGTTATTCTTCGTTTTCTAAAAGAACAAATCCGAACATAAGGACTGTCAGATTTATAGATGGTTATGAACACAGAATATTTTTTGGATTAGCTATCCATCAAAATCCTAAAGAATATACTTTGCAGTTTGATGTTTCAGAAACTGAAGCAGATGTATTGACTGCTTTTTTAAATAGCAGAGTAAACGATCAAGCAAGTTTTGATTTTACTCCACCCTCTGAAGGCTTTACAAAAACAGGAACTTATGTACAATCAAACAGCACCACAATTACTATCACAATTACAAATCATGGTTTAGCTGTTAATGATGTTGTAACGATAGATTTTACCTCTGGTTCAGCAGTTGATGGAGTTTTTGTTGTTGTAACTCAACCGACAGTAAATACTTTTACCGTCACTGCTGCTGCTAGTGCTACTAATAGTGGTAATGTTTCGATAACATTATCAGGCGAAAGAAAATTTGTCTGTCAACAATGGAATAAAACAATACCATCTAACAATCGTGCAAAAATTAATACAACTTTTAGAGAGGTATTTGAACCATGAGTTCAAGTGTAATAAGTGATTTACAAGGAATAAATCCATCGTCAATAATAGAACTTTTTGAATTGACTACAACTACGGCTTTACACGGTTCTGCCACTACATACAGATTTCATGCTGGTTCTAGTTTAAATGCAAATGGAGAAATTATATGGCAAGGTAATTCATATCAAAGATTTCCTGTAGAAGCAACAGGTTTTGCTTTTCAAAAGGGACAAATTCCAAGACCTACTTTAACTGTAAGTAATGCTTTGGGAACTATAACTTCAATACTTTTAACAGTTAATGAAACAACAACTGGTAATGATTTAACAGGTGCAACAGTAACAAGAATAAGAACTCTTGCTAAGTTTTTAGACAATGCAAATTTTCCACAACAAAAAACTTCAGTAACGACAGTCACACCAGATCCAAATTTTGTTCAAACAATTACTCTTACAGTGACAGTAATTAATGTAGATGGAATTAATGTTTTTGCAATAAATGACTCAGGTTCTAATCTGCCTATATCAATGGACAGAGCTTCAACTTATATTTTTGATCAATCAGATAGTTCAAATAGTGGACATCCTTTTGCAATTAAATCTGATGCTGGAGGAGCACAGACTACAACTGTTTCTGGAACTGCTGGTTCATCAGGAGCAACTGTAACCTATACACCAGCTTATCCATCTGCACCAAATGATTTGAGATATTATTGCACAGTTCACGGCAATGCAATGGGTAGCACAATTACAATGAATGACCCACCAACAGTATCATCAACAGAATTTACAAACTCAATACAGGTCAATCCTTTTGGTACTCCAGCCAATTCGGAATTTCCTAGAGAAATATATTCAATAGATCGAAAATCAGCAGAAACAAGAGATGCTGTTAGCTTTGAACTGGCCGCTCCTATTGATCTTGCTGGAGTAAGAGCTCCAAAACGTCAATGTACTAGAAAAGATTTTCCAAGTATTGGTCGAATAAGAATATGAGTTGGAAGCAAGATGCACTGGTTCATGCGAAAGGCCAAGATCCAAAAGAGTCTTGCGGTTTATTGATTAATGTTAAAGGTAAAGAAAAATATTTCCCTTGTAAAAATTTATCTAGTTATTCACAGCAATGCTTCATTATTGATCCAGAGGACTATGTAAAAGCAGAAGATAAAGGCAAAGTACTTGCTGTTATACATAGTCACCCAGTTACACCACCAGTAGCAAGTCAGGCAGACTTAATTAGTTGTGAGGAAAGTAATCTTATTTGGCATATAGTTAATCCAAAAACAGAACAGTGGGGTTTTTGTAAGCCTTCTGGATATAAACCACCCTTAATTGGTAGACCTTGGGTGTGGGGAATTACAGATTGTTGGAGTTTAGTCAGAGATTGGTATAAAGAAAAGTTAGATATAAGACTAAGAGATTGGGATAGACCAACAACACCTGAAGAATTTATTGAAAATCCTATGTTTGAAATTTGTGCTTGGAGAACAGGATTTAGGCAATTAAGACCTGATGAAAAATTACAAAATGGTGATTTATTATTTATGTCTATAATGGCAACAGGACTGAATCATGTGGCGATTTTTTTAGATGGTGATGTATTGCATCATTTAGCAGATAGAATATCTTGTAAAGAGCCATATTCAGAATGGCTTTTAAAATGCACTGGCATGAGGTTACGCTATGCTCAAGAAAGTTAAATTATATGGTGATCTAGCAGAGGTCACAGGTCATAAAGAGTTTGAAGTAGCAGTTAATTCAACAGCACAAGCTGTTAGTTTTTTGATAAATAATTTTCCTAAGTTAGAAAGTTATATGGCTAATAGATATTACAGAGTTTTGTTAGATGAAGAAGAGATTGATACAGACCAACTTCATTTTCCTGTAGGTAAATCAGAAATTAAATTTGTACCCGAAGTTCAAGGTGCTGGAGGTAATGTAGGAAAAATCTTGCTAGGCGGTGCTTTAATAGCTGTTTCAATGGGTGCTTTTGGTGCTTTTGCTGGTAATGCGGTTGCTTTTGGTTCTGGTGCTGGTGGATTTGCAGGAGCAAGTCTTGGAGCTAAAGCTGCTTTTGGTATTGGTGCATCTTTAGTACTTAGCGGTGTTAGTGGAATGTTGTTTCCAGTTCCTAAAATGCCTGAATTTAGTTCGGAACAAGATCCTAGATTATCATTTAGTTTTAGTGGAACTCAACAAACAGGAAGGGCTGGAACTCCAGTGCCTTTGGTTTTTGGAGAAATCATAACTGGCTCGGTGGTTATCAGTGGAGGAATAGATACTGAGCAAGTTCAAGCATGACTGATAAAAGAAAAATTATTAAAGGTTCTGGTGGTAGGCCAAGTCCACCACCACCAAGACAACCGACAAAGACTCCAGATACTCTGCACAGTAAACAGTTTGCTTCTTTTCTTGACCTTATTTCTGAAGGGGAAATAGAAGGAAGTGCTTCTGCTTCTAAAGAGGGAATTACAGATAAAACAAGTACTGCTTATAAAAATGCTTATTTAAAGGATGTTTTTCTTAACGATACTCCAGTATTAAAATCTACAGCAAGTTCATCAAGTCCCACATCTATTGATTTTAATTTTCAAGATGTTACTTTTAAGTCAAAATTTGGTACAGCAAATCAAACTAAAATTGCTGGCATAGAAAGTAGTCAATCAACTATTCCAGTAGGTGTAACTGTTACTGCAGCAAGTCCAGTAACAAGACAAATAACAAATACTTCAGTTGATCGTATAAAAGTTTCAATAACATTTCCACAAATACAAAAAGCAACTAACGAAGGTGATTTATTAGGGTCTTCTGTCCAATTTAAAATATCTGTCCAATATAATTCTGGTGGTTTCACTGATGTTCACACAGATACTGTTACAGGTAGAACTGCTGACGCATACCAGAAAGACTTTTCAGTAGAGGTAACAGGTTCATTTCCTGTTGATATTAGAGTTTCAAGAATAACAGCAGATAGTACTGACTCAAGTTTGATTGACTCTTTTCAATGGACAAGCTTTTCTGAAATTATAGATGATGTACAAACTTATCCAAATTCTGCATATAACTTAATAAGATTAGATTCTCAGCAATTTAGTTCTATACCATCAAGAAAATATAGAATTAGGGGAATAAAAGTAAGAATACCATCAACAGGAGCAAGCAGTTCTGGAACACCCACTGTTGACAGTGCAACAGGTCGCATAGTTTATCCTGACGGCTATATATTTAATGGGGTTATGGGTGCTGCTGTATGGACTTCATGCCCAGCAATGATATTATTAGACCTTTTGACAAATACTAGATATGGATTTGGAGACCATATAACAGACAGTAATCTTGATTTATTTTCTTTTGTCACTGCAAGCAAATATGCAAATACACTTGTCAGTGATGGTTTAGGAAGTCAAGAAGCAAGATTTAGTTGCAATGTAAATATACAGTCATCTAGTGAGGCTTTTGATCTTATTAATGAGCTATCAGGGGTGATGCGTTGTATGCCTATTTGGTCTGCTGGAAGTATTACCATCTCTCAGGATTCTCCAAAAGATGCAAGTTATTTGTTTAATTTAAGCAATATTTCATCTGAAGGTTTTAATTATTCTGGAAGTAGTTTAAAGCAAAGGCATACTGCTGTTGCTGTTTCATATTTTAATATGGATAGTCAAGA